TCATCAATGAGAGATGGTGCCAAGGCATACAATGATGGAAAGAAGCATGGTCAGGGTGGTGCAGTAAAGAGCTCCATAGATTATGGAAGATTTCAGCCACACTATGATAGAGGATATGCCCACGGATCAAAGAAGTCAGTAAAGGAAGAAGTTCTGCTTGAGATCATGGTTGGCGACTACGTCAGCCACAAGCACAAAGGTATGGAAACTCATGGCTTCAAGGTAACAAAGGTCACCGGTGACTATTTGCATCTACACAAGAAGTCAATTGATCCAGCTGATGATGAAATTCATACCGTTGCTCACAAGAAAGATGTTTGGACAGAAGAGGTAATTGAAGAGAGTAAGGATCCTCCAATGACCATTCTTCTAAGACGTACAGCAGTTAGAAACTTCCCTGGAACGCAAAGGGTGGCCCTCTATGAGAATGATCAATTGGGTGTTAAAATCTCTGTACCTTATGACTCTTCCGTTGGTTTTAGTGGTTCTGCTACTGCTGGCATTGCTGTTGCTGTTAATGAAGATGACGGCGAAGAAATAGATGAAAGCACTGCATACTCCCCAGCTGGTGGATATAAGCCTGGTCACAAGGTGAAGGTTTCTGATCAACACCCAAACAAGTTGGTTCGTGGCAAGACTCTAGATGTCGCCGCTGATCACCACACATATTCAAAGTACATCCTATTGAAGGATGGAGACAAGAACAGAACTGTTCACGTCAGTCAATTGAGACAAGTCAAGGAAGAAGTGATTGATGAGGTTTCAAAGGAGACTCTACAATCATATTCCAAGAAGGCTGACAATCGCCACTTCTTCCTAAACAAGGCAAAGAAGTATGGTGAGCCACACAGTGAGCGTAACCTTCAGAACCGTGAGAAGGGACTAGCTCTGGCCAAGAAGAAGTTGGCTGAGGAAGCTATTGATGAATCAGTATTGCGTAGCTTGAAGGCTATTGCAGCCAATGGTGTCGCTGGAGACATCAAGCACCACTCTGGTGAGACTTCTAACATCCACCCTGATATGGCTAGAGCAGTTGTCAAGACATACTTCAATTTGAATGATGATAACAAGAGAACTGCCGCTGCTGCTATGAACCTATCCAAGAGCTATTTTGGCAAGCTTGCAAAGTTCTCATTGAATGTCAATAAGAAGTACACCAAGGAAGATTTGGATCAAGTTGATCTATTGGAAGTCTTGGGGCCATCAGCAACATCAGGTGAATACATCGATGATTTTGTTCATTCAAAGAACAAGATGTTTGATGGTAAGAGCAAGAAGCAAAGACTCAGGATGGCGCTTGGTGCATATTATTCCAAGAAGAAAATGAATGAAGCCGTTGAGGTTGACCAAAAGCATTACGAATTCGCTCATGGTAAGAAGCCATCTGGTAATGGCTCCTGGATTTTCACCAAGCACAAGTCTGGTGTTGATTGGAGCAAGCACAAGGATGGCGAAGACCACATTCAGATCCATAACAAGAATTATGGAGACGCAAAGAAGGATGCTGTTAAGTGGGCCAACTCAAAGGGCCATCACACAATATATCCAGCAACATAATGAGCACATTCAAAGAACATCTAGCAGAGGCTGCACTTAAGAAGCCAAAGGGTCCAAGGATCAAGAGGGTCAAGTTCCGCATTCGTTCTGGTAAGATCCAGCGCAATGTAAAGACATCAAATGTCAAGGGATTCCGCTTGGCCGCTGGAAAGCTTGTAAGAATGACCTCAATGGAAAAGTTGAAGCGTCGTAGAGGAGCTCTCCGTGGACGCTACAAGCGTCGTGCGAAGGCATCTAGAACCAGGCTCAAGAGAGCAAGATCACTAAGGAGACGCCACAATATGGGTTATTGATTGGTCTAAATAAGATCGATCGGTACCATTTGGAGCAAACGCCATGAAAGTAAATGATTCACTAATCAAGACCATACTAGATTCAGTCTGGTCTTGGGTTAAGGCGAAGGCCAAGGTTTTCGTCAAGGCCAAGAAGTCTGAGCTATCCACCAAGGTGGATGAGATTAAGGCTGACTTGAAGGTTGAATGGAAGAAGCTAAAGTCCAAGTGGACTGTGCTTGAAGCAGAACTTGATGCCAAGTTCGAAGAGTTCAAGTCATTGGCTGAAAAGGAATTGGACGAAGTAAAGTCTGATGTCGTTGAAGCCAAGGCAGCTGCAAAGGCAGATTTGGATTCCAAGTTGGCAGAATGGTTGGAACTAAAGTCCAAGATTTCAGCTGAACTAGAAAAGGTTGAAGAGAAGCTTAAGAAGGCATTTGAGGAATTGAAGTAACATGAAACTCCTTATCGAAAAGGTTGAAGATGTAAAGTGCCTCGTTGAGGAAGTCAACGGCAAGAAGAGCATGTTCATCGAAGGTGTATTCTTACAGGCAGAACGTAAGAACAAGAATGGCCGCGTCTATCCAAAGAGCGTCATGGAGCGTGAAGTTGCACGTTACACCAAGCAGTTGATTGAAACCAAGCGTGCTTTCGGTGAACTATCACATCCAGCAACCCCAAACATCAATCTTGACAGAGTCAGCCACATCATTCTTTCTTTGAGAGAATGTGGTAATGACTATGTTGGAAAGGCTCGTATCACTGACACCCCAATGGGCAACATTGCTCGTGGATTGATCGAATCAGGTGGTCAGTTGGGCGTTTCTTCACGTGGCTGCGGCTCCATGAAGAAGTGCACCGAGGGTCACAACATTATTCAAGACGACTATCATTTGGCGACAGCCGCCGACATCGTGGCAGACCCATCTGCTCCTGATGCATTCGTTGGAGCTCTTTACGAGGGCAAGGAATGGATCTGGAACAATGGAATCTTGCTAGAATCCGAGGTTTCCGCTATTTACAATGAAGTAAAGAATGCAAAGAGGAAAGGCTTGGAAGAAGCCACACTAAGAGCTATGAAGAGATTCTTCAGTAGCTTGTAAAACTGTAAATGCTAAATAATTATCAATGAGTTAGGAGTTATTACCCATGACCGTGAAGAATCAGACACTATCCGAAGCAATCAAGCAAGTATTGACCGAAAGTTCAGTAACTGCTGGTGCAACATCTGCCGAGGCTCCAAAGTCCCTCTCAACAGAGATTCAAGACCTTGGTGGTGCTACCCAGGACAATCCTGAAGGTAATAACATCGCTGACAAGATGACCAACCCACAGGCTGCTGCTCCAAAGGGACCAGCTGTTGAAGGTGATGGCATCAAGAAGATTGATGACACTACTCCACCATTCCCAGCACCAGAAGTAAAGCCAGCAATGGCAACTCCATCTGGTTCAGATGATCACAAGCACCCAACCATGGGTGAAGAGATCTCTGCTGATGACCGTAGAGCAGCAATCCGCGAAGTTCTAAACACCGTTTCCATCGAAGATGACATGAATGCATTGTTCGCTGGTTCAGATCTATCCGAAGAGTTCAAGGCCAAGGCCAAGACCATCTTCGAGGCAGCTGTAACCGCCAAGGCAATCGTTGTTGTTGAGCAGGTTGAAACCATTATCACTGAAGCCGCAGAAGCCTCAATTGAAGAAATCAAGGCTGAGCTAGAAACCAATGTTGAAGCTTACTTGGACAAGGTTGTTGTCGAGTGGAAGGAAGAAAACAAGGTTGCTATCGAAGCTGGCTTGCGTATGGAAATTCACGAGGAATTCATTGAAGGTCTACGCAACTTGTTCATCGAGCATGACTTGAACATTCCTGCTGAGAAGGTTAATGTAGTGGAAGAGTTGACTGCGAAGGTTGAAGCTCTAACTGCTCAGATTAACGAGGAACTAAATAAGAATATTGATCTCTCCAAGCAGATTAACGAAGCTAGGAGAAAGGAATTAGTAGTTACAGCAGGCGAGGGTCTCACCGCCACGCAAGCTGAGAAACTAAAGACTCTCGCAGAGGGAGTCGAGTTCACTACAGAAAGTGAATACACCGATAAGTTGAAGGTCATTCGTGACCAATACTTCTCAAATAAGGGTGGAGTGGTTAGCGACACTGCAAAGAGTGTTTTGATCGCCGAGGAAACTTTGACACCAACTGAAGAAACAGTTGAGGTTAACGCAACCATGGCTCATTACCTAAGTGCAATTAGCAGAACTGTAAAGTAACTTTTTGTTGAACGAAGGATTTTAGGAGATTATATGCAAAACGTCAATGTCGACCAGCTAATTAAGAAGTGGCAGCCAGTGTTGGAAGCTAAGGAGCTACCAGCAATCAAGTCATACGAGCGTCGTGCTCACACCGCTGTTCTCTTGGAGAACACCGAAAGAGCTCTTTCAGAAGAGCGTCAGCAGCTAGCATCAGGTGGTTTCTTGACTGAAACCGCACCAGTTAACTCATTGGGTGGCGCAGGCTACACCACTGGTTCAACTGCAACTGGTCCAGTAGCTGGTTTTGACCCAGTCTTGATCAGCCTAATCCGTAGAAACATGCCTGTCCTAATGGGTTATGACATCTGCGGCGTCCAGCCAATGACCGGCCCAACCGGATTGATCTTCGCAATGCGTTCTGTCTACGCCAATGGTACTTCACGTACAATCGGTGCAGCTGCTGCAGTTGAAGCTTTGTACAACGAAGCCAACACTGCATTCTCTGGTGCTGGTACTCACACTGCCAACCTTGGTATCTTGGGTGCTAACACTTCAAACGCTAACGTCTTCAACGTAGCTGCTGACACCATCAGCACTGGTTACGGTAACACTACCGCTAACATGGAAGACGCCACCATGGCTCAGATGGGTTTCTCCATCGAAAAGGTAACTGTAACTGCTAACTCTCGTGGTTTGCAGGCTGGTTACTCTCTTGAATTGGCTCAGGACTTGAAGGCAGTCCACGGTCTAAACGCTGAAACTGAGTTGGCAAATATCTTGTCAGCAGAGTTGCTAGCTGAAATCAACCGTGAAGTTGTCCGTACTGTCTACATCACTGCAGCAGTCGGCGCACAGTCAGCCAACGTCAAGGGTTACTTCAACTTGGCAGATGCCAACACTGCTTCCGGCAGATGGCAGGTTGAGAAGTACAAGAATCTTGTGTTCTCCATTGAACAGGATTCTAACTTGATTCTACGTGATACTCGTAGAGGCAAGGGTAACTTGGTCGTCGTTTCAAGCGACGTCGCATCCGCCCTTTCATTGTCTGGCTTGCTAGACTATGCTGGTAAGATGTCCGAAGTTACTGGTGGAATCTCTGACCCAGATGTCTACGCTCACAGCACCTTCTTGGGTGTGTTGAACGGTAAGATCAAGGTCTACGTTGACCCATACAGCGTCGCTGGTGGTGAGTTCTACGTGGTCGGTTACAAGGGTTCCAACACCTACGATGCCGGTTTGATCTACGCTCCATATGTACCACTACAGATGGTTCGTGCGATTGACCCAACCAACTACCAGCCAAAGATCGGGTTCAAGACTCGTTATGGTCTAGTTGCTAACCCATTTGCTCAGGGTTCAGTCCAGGGAACTGGTGCTATCACTGCACACAGCAACTTGTACTACCGCAAGGCAATTGTCGGTAACATCAAGGGTTAATCCAAACTTCCTCCAGCTGACGTCAAAGTCAGTTGTCGGAACTTACCGAAGGGCGAAGCTAAACACTTCGCCCTTTTTATTTGGGTGTAAATAGAGACATGACATCAATTTGCTTAACACCATACAAACAATCATTGGCACAGGTCAACAAGTTCCAGTTGGTCTTCCCAAGGATCTCCAACACAACTTTCTTCTGCACAGAAGTGAAGATCCCAGGGATCACACTCTCTGAAGCAGATGCACCAAACCCATTCGTTGATCTGAAGGTTCCTGGTGACAAGCTGACCTATGACACATTGGACATCACATTCCTGGTTGACAGTGAATACAAGAGCTTCAATGACATCTTGGTTTGGCTCACTGGTTTGGGCTTCCCAGAGAACTTTGACCAGTATGCTGGATTGGGTGCAGCTGCCATCCGCAGAGGTGCACCAACATCTGGAATCAGACCACCATATTCAGATGCACAACTTCTTGTGTTCACCAACAAGGGAAACTATGCAAGGAAGTTCTACTTCAAGGATGCATTCCCATTGAATCTTGGTGGCATTGACATGACATATGCAGGCGGTGGAGCATCCATTGTCATGAAGTGTACTGCATCATTCAGATACAGCTACTACAATCTGATCAGTTGAATTTAGGTTTCTGGGTTTATACTTCTATGTTGGTGGCAGATCTTGTCACCTAACTATTTGAATTCCTTACTATATGATGGTCGCCTATGAGTGAGAAAAGCGAAATTGAACGAGTCCTAGACAACTGGGAAATTGATTCAAAGATTGACAACACTGAGTACGCAAAGGAACTGAACAAGATTCCGAATTTGCACTCCAAGTACATTAGAGTCATGATGGTTCATTCTTCCAAGGTGAAGAAGCTCCAGTATGATATGATGAAATTGAGAAAGTGGAAGTCAGACTATTACACTGGAAGAATGCCAAAAGAAGAACTGGCACAACGCAATCTCCAGCCATACAAGTTCATTCTCAAGAACGAAGTCAAAGATTACATCGATGCCGATGATGATGTCATGGCGCTCAGCATGAGATTGGCTGCCCACGAAGAAATCGTGACACTTTGCCAAAGCATAATCAGGGAACTTAACAACAGAGGCTACAACTTGAAAGCAGCCGCAGAATGGGAGCGTTTCATCGCCGGATCATAAATAGTTTACAGGTTTTAAGAACTATCATGACGATTTTGTGAGTCAAGAGATGTTATCTCGTGCCGCACTGGTTGGTATGGTGAGCCTGTTGATCAAACAAATGGATTTAGGTGTTCTATTTGTTTGATCTGCGCATATGGGTTCATCCGATGGGACCATTTGAGTCCTCTACGGTGTCATGATGAGACTTTGGTGGCCATCCAAGACCAATATCTCACTAGGTTCAAAGGAGCAGATCATGATGACGCTTGAACAGTATTTCAAAACCAGTCATCTGAAAGATCACATGGTTCGCCATGAAATTCATGAAGACGGAACAATCCAGTTCCAAATATTCCAGAAAGACATTGAGGGCACAATGGTCCTTGATTTCATTGTAAAAGGTAATTGGATCAGGCAAGTATATCCAACTGAATAATGACAAAAGTTGTATTGAGAAAAGTGAATGAGGTTTGGGACACCATAGAGTGTGAAGAATCCATTGCCCATGAGTTGTCTGACTTCTTCACATTTGAAGTCCCAAACTCACAGTTCCGAAAGAAGGGAAACCTCCGATACTGGGATGGCAAGATCAAGCTGTTTGATAAGAGAAGAAAGAGGCTTCCTGGTGGTTTGAGATTCCACCTTGGGGCATTCATCAAGGAACGAGGCTATCAGCTAGAACAGCCCGAGAGTTTGACGAATCTGTGGGATAACACCACAACGGAGGCTTTCGCCAAGAGCCTGAAACTCACCTCTGGTGGGAAGGCGATTAACCTTCATGAACACCAAGCTTATGGCATCACAAAGGCTGTTGGGATGAAGAGGGTGACATTGGAGTCACCAACCAACTCAGGAAAGTCCCTCATCGCATATGTTGTGTCAAGATTGTTGATCAGCAAGGGTTTGAAGGGACTGATCATTGTACCATCCATCCAACTTGTTGAGCAGATGTATCTTGACTTTGAAGATTACTCATCAGCCAATGGTTGGAAGGTTGAGAAGTTCACTCATAGAATCTATGGTGGACAAGACAGGAGAACTGATAAGAGCCTTGTAATCAGTACATGGCAAAGCCTGTTGGAGATGATGGATTCTGACTATCCGACTGATTTTCTCAGGGACTTTGATTTTGTCTTTGGTGATGAGGCTCATGGATACGCTGCAAAGTCTCTTGAGAAGATAATGCATCAGCTGACCCGAGCTTCATACCGCATTGGAATGTCTGGAACCATTCAAGATGAGAAGGTTCACAGGCTTCAGATTGTTGGCCACTTTGGTCCAGTTGTCAAGGTGGCAACAAACAAAGAATTGATGGATAAAGGCATATCAGCTGACCTCAAGGTTGGTTGTATCCTGTTGAAGTATGGACCAGAAGAGTCCAGGCTTGTCAGTAAGATGACCTACCAAGATGAAATGCAATACTTGGCTGGTCATAAAGGCAGGAACAACTTCATAGCCAATTTGGCCTTGTCTAGAAAAGGTAACGTGTTGGTTCTATTCCAGTTTATTGAGAAACATGGAAAGATCCTTGAAGAGATAATCAGGATCAAGAATACCACAAAGAAGAAAGTGTTCTTCATTTATGGTGGCACTGAACTTGAAGACCGTTTGAAGATGAAAGAGATAGTTGAGAAGGAAACCGACTGTATTATCTTGGCAAGCTACGGGACACTCTCTACTGGCGTTTCAATTAAGAATATTCAAGGTATTATCTTCGCCTCACCTTACAAATCTAAAATTAAGGTGTTGCAGTCAATCGGAAGAGGATTAAGAGTAAGCGAAACAAAGAAATCAATCAAATTGTATGATGTGGCTGATGACTTTAGATATGAAGACAAGCTCAACAAAACCCTGGAACATTATCTCGCCAGAATGGAAATTTACAGGAAAGAACGATTCAAGGTTGAAGTCTTCAAGGTTAGTTTGTAACGGAGAACACTATGAAGTATATTCGATTCAATAATGGCGAGAGTGTTGTGGCAATGGTGGAAGAATATGGCGAGATCGTAAAGCTATGCAAACCACTCGCTGTATTTTCCCAACCATCATTTGAGTCAACCAAGTCTCTATTGATGATGACAACTTGGTTGCCTGCTACCGTGTGTAAGCAGCATGATATTGAGATTCAGAAGAAGGACATCCTCTTTATGACAGATGTCCAAGACAAGATTGATGATTTCATCAAGGGTTACGCTGAGCAACTCTATAGCACAGAAGTCGTTGATGTTAGCGTGTCAAAGAATACAGCAGGTGATCCTGTTGAAGACCATGATGCTGAAATGTCTGATGAGCAGGCAAATGATTCACAAAACAAGGTGGTAGATATATTAAGTCGTTTCACCAAGAACAAGGGCGATAAGCCAAACTAATTGGAGAAATGACTATGGCAGAACCAAAGAAGAAAGTTGCGTACATCAATAACAAGGATTTCTACGCAGCGATTGTTGAGTACAGAAAGAAGGCTGATGCGGCAAAGAAGAAAAACAAGCCCAAGCCACAGATTCCAAACTACATTGGTGAATGTATTCTCAAGATAGCAAAGAACTTGGCAAACAGGCCAAACTTCTCTGGCTACACTTGGAAGGATGAATTCATTGATGATGCTATTGAGAACTGTATCACAGCCTTTGACAACTTTGATCCAAAGCGTTTCAAGAATCCATTTGGGTATTTCACCCAGATTTGTTGGTATGCCTTTGTTCGAAGAATTCATCTGGAGAAGAAACAGCAGTACATTAAATACAAGATCACAGAACAGAGTGGTATTGTTGCAGAAATAGCTGATTCGGCCGAAGATGGACATGTCATACCTGTTGAGTTGTATGACAACATCTCCACCTTCATTGGTGAGTTTGAAGAAAAGAATAACATCAAACCAAAGAAAGCCAAAACAGTTAAACAAAAGAAGGGTAAGATTGAAGAGTTCTTGGAGAGTTGATATGAAGTTTAGAGAGTTTTTGGCAGAGTTCCTGGTTAAGGATGTTGGTGAGTTCTTTTGTAAGGCACTACCAACAACTGAGACGATGAACTATATCATCAATGCGTTTCCTGTTACAGTTGAGGATCCGCATGTTACACTCATGTTTTCCAAGACACCAATTGATAAGTTGGACATCCCTGAGTTCCCAAGGGAAACAAGGTTCGTCGCAAAGCCTCTATCATATGAGTGGTGGCCAGGTTCTGATGGCGAAGGTTTCCTAGTTCTCAAGTTGGAGAGTGCTGGATTTAAGTGGGCCCACAATACCTTGAAGGAAGCAGGTTTGGTTCCAACTCATCCAGAGTATAATGCACACATGACACTCCAGACTCCAGTGACAAGGGAATCAGTCCAGCACTATTTGAATCAACTTCCTCCACAGGATTTGTTGACCTTTTATTATGGCGGGTATGTAATTCGCAAGGGTGAATAATGAAGTTAGCTGTATTGGGCGACACTCATTTGGGTGTGCGCCAAGATAGTCCTGTATTTCATGATTACCAGAGAAAATTCTACGAGAACGTTTTCTTTCCACGCTTGATAGAAAACGGTGTCACCACAGTCATTCAGACTGGGGATATCTTTGATCGTAGGAAATTTGGTAACTTCAATACCATTCAGATGGCCAGAGAATACTTCTTTGAGCCATTTAGAAAGCATGGTATTAAGTTGATCACCTATTTGGGCAACCATGACATCTACTACAAGAACACGCTGAAGGTAAACAGTCCAGAGCTATTGCTTGGTGACTACATCCTTCAAGGTGTCGTTCAGGTCATTAAAACGCCAACGACTCTTGACTTTGATGGAGTCAAGGTGGACGTTATACCATGGATTTGTACTGAAAATGATGCCGAGATTGCGGCATTCATAAAGAGTACAAAATCACAAATCGTCTTTGGACACTTTGAAATCTCTGGGTTCGAAATGGACTCAGGAATCATGTGTCAGGAAGGTATGGATAGAAGTTCATTGGACAACTATGACATTGTCATGAGTGGTCACTTCCATCACAAGTCTACTGATGGACATATTTGGTATGTTGGATCACCTTGTGAATACACTTGGTCTGACTACGCTGATCCAAGAGGATTCCATTGGTTTGATACTGAAACGAGGGACTTGACCTTTATCAGAAACCCTTACACAATCCATGAGAAGATTGAGTTTGATGAATCCAAGGAAACCATTGAAACCATCAGGCAGAAGGATTTTAAGGAATATCAGGGTAAGATAGTCAAGGTCTTGGTGAAGAACAAAGAAGACCCTTTGATATTTGACTCTTACATGAGCAGGCTCATGGAGGCAAATCCACATGAAGTCAATGTCATTGAAAACTACACGGAGTCTGAGAACCTAGATGAAGAACTGGCTCAGGCTGACAGCACTCAAGACATCATCAAGAAGTACATTGATGGTCTTGATATTGGTCTAAACAAAGACAAGTTGAAGTCCATCATTATTGACATACATAATGAGGCTCAATCCATGGGATCCTTTGGAGAGGAATCTTGATAGTATTCAAAACTGTTAGATGTAAGAACTTTCTATCAGTTGGTAATTCTTGGTTCGAGGTTAAGCTCGATGAGAATAAGTCAACTTTGATCAGTGGTCGTAATGGCGCTGGCAAGTCTACATTCATGGATGCTATTACATTTGCTCTGTTTGGTAAGCCATACAGAAACGTCAATCTTGCTGGATTGATCAACACCATCAACAACACCAAGATGACTGTCGAAATTGAATTCGACATTGGTTCCAAGGAATACAAAGTTGTCCGTGGCTTCCGTCCAGAGACCTTTGAGATCTATGAAGACGGTGTGCTTGTTGAACAAGAGTCAAACAAGCGTGATTACCAGTTTTACTTGGAGAAGTCAATCCTTGGCTTCAACTACAGATCATTTGTCCAGATTGTAATCGTTGGTGTCACATCATTCACTCCTTTCATGAGACTCCAGAAATGGGAACGTCGTGAGATTGTAGAGGACTTGTTGGACATTGATGTGTTCACTAAGATGAACAATTTGTTGAAGAGCAAATCAAAGATCAACAGTGATAAGCTGAATGAAGCCAACTTGAAGATCTCCAACATTGAAGAGTTGATCAAGATGAATCGTAGGTTCATTGAGGACTCAAGACGTGATGTTGGTGAGCAAATCAAGAAGCTACAAAGGGAATCCAGGGATAACACAAAGAAGATCAATGAGTCCCAGACCCAGATTGAGACCTTGAGTATCAACATCAAGGAATATCAAAGACAAACTGTTGAAAGGCAAGCCATCATTGAGCAGATCAGGAAGCTTGAGAAGATCAGAGGCCAGATTGAGAACAACCATGACAGGACCGTCAAGGAACTAGAGTTCTTCAATGAGAACAATGATTGCCCACGTTGCAAGCAGCAAATAACCAACAAAGAAACTATGATCAAGGAATGTGGTCATAAGATTGTTGAGTTTGATGATGGGTTGAAGAGGCTTGATAAGAAGCACCAAAGCTTTGAAGAGCGTTTGGAAGAAATCAACAAGTTCCTTGGCTTGATCAGTAAGGCTCAAGAGGAAATTGGTCGCCACAACATCTTGATTAATGAGAAGCAGAAGCAGAACACCAAGCTATCAAATTCAATCAACCAGCTGTCAGGTAAGATTACCAATGACAACGTTTTGTTGGTTGAAGCCGAAAGCCTTGAGAAAGACCTGAATATCCACAAGGGTAAGAAGGAAGAGTGTGTTGATTCAGGTGCATACTTTGATATTGCTTCCCTATTGTTGAAGGACAGTGGAATCAAGTCAAAGATCATCAAGCAGTATTTGCCATTGATCAACAAGACCGTCAACAAGTATTTGGCTGAGTTGGACTTCTTTGTCAACCTTGAAATTGATGAAGAGTTCAATGAAACCATCAAGTCAAGGCACAGGGATGAGTTCAGGTATGACAACTTCTCTGAAGGTGAGAAGCTGCGCATTGATTTGGCCTTGCTATTCACTTGGAGAACTATTGCCAAGATGAAGAACAGCATGAACACCAACCTGCTGATCCTTGATGAAGTGTTTGATAGTTCACTTGACTCACAGGGAACTGATGAGTTTATGAACCTGTTAAATACGTTTGCCCATGAAGCGAATGTGTTTTTGATTAGTCACAAGAGTGACATACTTGCTGAGAAGTTCAACAACACGATTAAGATTGAGAAGATTGGTAACTTTACCGAAATTGTATAGGATGATACATTATGCCACTATTGACTGAGTTTAAGAAGAGCGAAGATTTCCTGTTGGGTCAGATTGGGAACCAACAGTATCCATTTGAATACCTCAAGGTGTTGAAGGATCATGATTCAGCCTTGAAGGAAACTTTGAAGGAATGGGACTTCGCTAATCCATGGACTGACCTGCAGTATCTAGTGATCTCCATGATCATGACGATGAACAAGCATGGTGGAGTTGGCTTGGCAGCAAATCAGGTTGGTGTTCCATTCCGTGTTGCTGTTGTTGGCTTTGGTGGCTATTCATTGGTAATGATCAACCCAACTATCCTACAGGCATTTGGTGAAGCATCAATGCAGGAAGGTTGCCTATCATCACCTGGTCTCTATTTGAAGGTCAAGCGTCCTGATAGAATCATGTTGAGATATTCTGATCATGAAGGTAAGACTCAGGATCAGGAGTTCACTGGTCTGACTGCTCGTATCATTCAGCATGAGATTGATCACCTGAATGGAGTCCACTTCACTGATAAGGTGAAGAAGGGTGAGTTGTACTTTGCTAAGAAGAAGGTCCCATCAAATTTGAAGAAGCTTGATGAGGCCCGAAGCTATCAGATGAAGGTCAACAAGAAGAATCAGAAGTATGCTGCCAAGACGATCACCGGTGGTTCTCCATTGGTTGATATCAGCATGACCATGGAAGGTGCTGAGCCAATTATCAAACCAGAGGTCCCAGAGACTTTCGTTATTGATACAGCCAATTGATTCTACAGGGAATTTTCCACTTTACTTCTGGTTGATTCTGGCTCATAATTCCCTTCATGAGTCAGAATCAAATCAATGTCGAAAAGCTGAATTCCTCCAAGGGTCTGCTTGCACGTCTCCTTGCTGAAGAAAACATCTCAATCGTTCATTCGAATGTCCCTGGTCCGAGCTTTGACTTGACCAGCCGCACTCTTCACTTCCCTATTCTGAAGGAAGAGTTCATCAACAGCTTTGTGTATGACCTGTTCATGGGTCATGAAGTTGGCCACTGCCTTTATACTCCTGAGCATGGCTGGCACACTGCCATCTTTGTTTGCAAGCGCAAGCATAAGCACAATCAAACTTGCGTTGACATCAAGTTCAAGAATTACCTGAACGTGTGTGAAGACGCTCGCATTGAGCGCATGATGAAGAAGCGTTTCCCTGGTTTGGTCAAGTGCTTCTCTCAGGCATACAAGCTCCTTGATGAGAAGAACTTCCTTGGCCTCAATGGCAGGGATGTCAACAAGATGAACTTGATTGACAGGATCAATGTTTATTTCAAGCTTGGCTTCGCATACAATGTCAAGTTCACTGAAACTGAAATGGGATTCATCCGCCGTCTTGAGGTTGCTGAAACCTGGGATGAAGTGGAGCAGATTGCCCGTGAAATCTTTGAGGTTCCTGAGCCAGTTAATGCTCAGCCTGAGCCGCAGCCTGAGCCGGAACCGGACGCAGGTGATGAAGGTGATGCTAATCAGGGTGGTGCTGGTGAGCAGGAAGAAGTCATCGCTGAAATGAAGAGTGATCCTGAACCGGGCGAAACCGATGATGAAGGTGACGTGCCGGAAGATTTGGCCAATGGTGGCGATGCGGATGAAGACGAAGATTCATCTGATGATGCTGACCAGGATTCAGGTGAGTCTGAAGACACCGGTGGTGAAGAAGAAGGCGAAGACGCTGAAGGTAATTCTGCCGGTGGAAAGGATGGAGAAGAAGCTCCTTCTGATGAGAAGGGTGCGGGTGGCAAAAATGACAACACATCCATTGGTGAAGAGGAAGATTCTGATTCCACCGGTGGCGGTGGCAAGTCCAAGGATGAAAAGGATTCTGGTAACAGCGAATCCAATGAATTCTCATCTGCCAATGGTCAGCATGAAAACAACCTTGAGCAGAAGCCGAAGGATTCTATCACTGACAATGCCCTGCGTGCCCATGAAGGCGACCTGATTGATAGCAGCCAGTTCAAGAGTGGTGCCATCTCAGCCTTTGACTTGGGTGATCCAAACAAGTTCCCAGTCAAGGTTGTGACTGTGATGGACATGCTGAAGTCTTCCAAGGCCAACTTGAAGTATCGTTTTGAGTTGGATCGCAAGGATCGTTGGAATTCCAAGAAGTTCTTCCTTGAGCACAAAAAGGAAATCAACTCAATCGTTTCATCTTTCCAGATGAAGAAGAATGCCAAGAGGTATGCACGTGAGCATGAGTCACGCTCAGGCGAACTTGACATGAACAAGATCAGCCGCTATCGTTTCACCAGTGACGTGTTCCTGAAGAACACCGTTACAACCAAGGGCAAGGATCATGGAATGATGTTCTTCCTTGACCTTTCTGGTAGCATGGCTGGTGCTAACATGGTGGCAGCTGTGACTCAGGTGCTTTACATGATTGACTTCTGCCGCAAGTGCGACCTGCCTTATGATGTGTATGGATTCACGGATGCCTACATTACTGGTGGCTCGGCCATGGTCACTCCTTTTGGTGGTCTTGCTTTGGTCCACTTTGATTCATCCAAGTTCAACAAGATGGATCATGAACTGTCTTGCGACTTCCTTTGCTACTTCTTGGTGAATCACAGGGAATTCCTACACTACACACCGCTGGCTCCGACGATCTATGTTGCCCGCAAGTTGGTCACCAAGTTCAAGGCGGATAACCACACTGACATTCTCAATGTCATCTTCCTCACTGATGGTATGGGTGATCGCCCAGTCATCAATGAGTTTCTTGTGAACATCCGAAACAACGATGGATCAACTGGTTCACACAACCGTTACTTCATCAATGACTTGGCAACAGGCAAGAAGCTTCTGACTTCCTATGGCAATTGCTGCGATGACTTGATGAAGCACTTCAAGGAAACCAGTGGCATCAACCTGATTGGCTTCTATGTTTCTAGCTGGTCAAGTGTCAAGCGCAACCTGCGCATTGAACACACGTTTGGCACTGAAAAGACCAACACCATGTATGAAACATTCAAGAAGCAGGGTTATGTGTCAATCCCAATGATTGGGTTCCACAAGTATTTCCTGGCTGACACTTACGTGATGGGCATCAAGGACGATCTTGATGAAGAGACTGAGCTCACCAAGAGCACATTCACCCGCTCCCTGAAGAACAAGGCCAAGAAGCTTTTGGTTCTGAACAAGTTTGTTGATGAGGTGGTTGAAAAGCTTTGATTCCTCAAGGATTTTCACCATTTACTTTCAAACAGAATTCCAGGATAATTCTTACCCTTGATTCAATATTTGTAGGATTATGAAGAAGCCAAATTACACCGACGAGAACAAGCGCACATTGTGCGAGGCTCTTGCCAAGTTTTACAAGACTGATGTTGTCACCACGAAACAGGTGAATGACTTTGTCAAGAAGAATGGGTTGTCATGGCCATACTTCCTGACCAGCGAAAAGCAGTACAAGGCTGGCTGGGGCAAGTATCAGGTTGCCAATGTTCAGACGCCGAACTTTGCGCCACCTGAAACAAATCCTCTGCTGCTCCCTGAGCCTCCGGTTGAGGCTGCACCAGTTGTTGTGGCTGATGCACAGACGCCTGTCGCAGCTGCTGTGAAGCAGAACATCATGAGTCTCACCGCTGATGAGGGTGTGCTGATCCCTGAAAAGGATCCGACCTTTGAAGCCTTTGGCTTCTACACGGACCTGCGCAAGATCATCAAGTCCAAGATCTTCTACCCTGTTTACATCACTGGTCTTTCTGGTAATGGTAAGACCCTGTCAGTCATTCAGGCCTGCGCTGATGCTGGCCGCGAAATAATTCGAGTCAACATCACCAAGGATACTGATGAGCTTGACTTGTTTGGTGGCTATGAACTCATTGATGGAAACACTTTCCGTCGTGAAGGTCCAGTACTCACTGCCATGAAGCGTGGAGCCATTCTACTGCTTGATGAAACAGACTACGGCAGTGAGCGTCTGTTGTGCTTGCAGCCAATTCTGGAAGGCAAGCCATTCCTGGACAAGAAGACCAACACAATGATTTATCCGAAGCCTGGCTTCAATGTCATTGCCTGCGCCAACACAAAGGGTCGCGGATCTTCTGATGGTAGGTTCATTGGTGCCAACGTGCTCAATGAAGCCTTCCTTGAACGTTTTGCCATCACTGTTGAGCAGGAGTATCCTTCAAAGGCAGTTGAGTCCAAGATCCTCAAGAAG